GAGATCGAACTGATCACTGGTGGCAATGTCGTCGCCTAATAACCAGCATTAAAGAAAAGGATTTTATAATATGCCTATGCTGACTCCCTCCGCAGTGCATATCGACCAGCCGCTTACTAATCTGACGCTGGCCTATGTACAAGAACAAACCAACTTTATCGCTGACAAAGTGTTCCCCACCGTTGGTGTGAACCGTCAGTCGGACAAGTACTACATCTACGACCGTGCGGGCATGAACCGTGGTGGTGAGCGTAAGCCTCTGGCTCCTCGCACCGAAGTTAAGCGCATCGGCATGTCGGTATCGAGCGACAGCTACTACGCCGACGTGTTTGGTCTGGGTATGGACTTTGATGAGCAAACTCTGGCCAACGAAGATGCTGCACTGGAAATCCGTGCCGCTGGTGCCCAGACGCTGATCAACAACATGCTGATCGACCGTGAAGTAGACTTTGCAAACACTTTCTTCGCCGCTGGTGTTTGGGGTTCGCAATCGACTCCCTCGAACCTGTGGTCGGACTACACCAACTCGACCCCCATTGCTGATGTGACCAATGCTCGTCGCACCATGCAGTTGAAATCGGGTGGCTTCAAGCCCAACACTATGGTTGTTGGTAAAGAAGTTCGTGACATCCTGATCAACCACCCTGACATTCTGGCCCGCCTGAACGGTGGCGCTACTGTGTCAAACACTGCGCTGATCACCAATGCCAAACTGGCAGAAATCTTTGAAGTAGAGAACTTCTACGTCATGGAAGCTGTTCAGAACTCGGCTGCTGAAGGTCTGACCGAAAGCAATGCCTTCATTGGTGGTAAGCACGCGCTGCTGGTTCACACCCCCTCGGCTGCTGGTCTGATGACCCCTGCCGCTGGCCTGACCTTTGCTTGGAACAACCTGCAAGGCGTACAGAACTTGGGCGTGACCGTGGAATCGTTCTCGGACGATGCACTGCGTCGTGTGGGTGTTGCTGAGCACATCCAAGCCAAGATGGCCTACGACATGAAAGTTGTTGGTTCCGATCTGGGCTACTTCTTCAACACTGTTATCGCCTAATAGTGTTTACTATCGGGGGGCTGCTTAGGTGGCTCCCCACCCCCGACATAAGGAACCCCGACTATGACACATCCCGCATACCTTGGTTGGCAGATTGATTGGCCAGTATTCGTTAAAATCCCCTTTAGTGGTTATCAACAGGGGGATCACTTTGACTGGGTAACCAAAGGTGTTGAACCTTCTCGTGTAGCCCAGCTTTATTCGACTGGTCAAATCTACCACAACAAAGAATTAGAGAAAGAGGCTAAACTAGGTGACCGTCTAGAAGAAATGGATGGTACACAACTAGAAAGTCTTGTTCGCCTACTCAATAATGAGGTTAAAGGTCGGACTAACTCAACAAGTGAATACACCGCTAAGAAGTGTAAGCAATCGAAGATTGAAGCCAAGCAACGTGCGCTTCTCCGTAGCTTCCTTCGTAATAATCGCTGGATTGAAGAGAAATTCTTTGAGGTCCGTGACAGTATCCTAGACTAACTTAAAAGGACGACCTAAATGGCTTGGTCATATGACTCATCTGATTTAGATACCACCACGGCCTCTGGTCGTCTTAACACTGTACGGTTGTTATTGGGTGACACTGACAACCTAGATCAACAGGCTCAGAATGAAGAGATTACCTTTGCTCTGTCGCAGACTGGGGACAACACTTATTTTGCTGCAGCGTGGCTTGCTCGTGTAGTTGCTTCCAAGTATGCCCGCAGTGTTAATGTCCAGCTAGACGGTTCTCTGAGTGCTGACTACTCTGACTTGGCTAAACAGTACACCTCTCTGGCAGAGACACTGGAGTATCAAGGCAAGAAAGCTGGTGCTGTTATTGGTGTAGCTGCAGGTGGCCTAACCAAGTCTGGCATTGTTGCTGTACGGGCAAATACTGACCGTGTTGAAGGTGCCTTCCGTCGTGACCGCTTCCGCAATCCTCCGAGCTACGAGACACCTGAATACGAATAAAGGGGACTTCCATGTACTTTCGATCCTCTGACTTTCTTCGGCTCGTAAGAGATTTCGGTGAAACTCTAACTCTTAAGAAGACGACAACCACTGGCACATATGATCCTGCTACAGGGACTGTGGGTGGTGCAGCTACTACTGACTACAGCTTTGTTGGTTATATCTACAATGCTACCTCTGAGCCTGTAGACCAAGTTGTAAAAGACATGCGCCGTTGTGCTATCCCAGCCTTGGGCTTAGGTGTAGAGCCTACAGATGAAGACACTATTGTACGTGGTAGCAGCACTTACGTGATTAACCATGTAACCACTATTTTCTCTAATGGGACTGCTGTTTGTTACATCTGTCACTTGGAGGATTGATATGGCTAAGCAGATTACCATTAACCAGTCCTTCTACAAAAAGATGGAACAACTAGAGAACCAAGTAAAAGAGAAGGTTTGGACTAAGGGTGAAGAGGTTGTGTCGTATGCTGCATCTATTAGTCCCGTCCAGACTGGTGCTTTCGTAGAATCTTTCTCTGTAGTTCCCAGAGGCTCTGGTGGCGGTCGTAGTCGTACCTCTGACAATAAACCATTCGTTGCTGACAAGGCTGGTAAGAAGCAAGAAGAAGCTGCAAGACTACGGGCAGAGGTACGGGCTATTGACCCATTAGAAAGCAATGGCTTTACCCTACGTAACCGTGCGCCACATGCTAATGATGTAGAAGCAAGACACGCAGTGTTCCTCAGAACTAAAGATAGGTTTAGATAATGGCATCAGTATATGACGACATCCGATCTGCTTTTGAGGTAGCACTGAATAGCGTCACTGACGTACCTTCTATTGCTTGGGAGAACTTTAGCTTCACCCCCACTACTGGACAGTCTTACATTAAACCTAGACTGCTTCCTACTCGACGTGAGCCTGCTGTACGAGGCACTAACCCGCAAATGTACTATCAGGGTGTCTTTCGTGTGGAATGCTATGTTCCTGAAGGTAACGGCCCTGCTGCTGGTGACGATCTAGCAGACAAAATAATCGACGCCTTCGAGGCAACGACAGATTTATCCCACAATACAACCTTTGTTTCCATCCGCTACGCTGAACGTGAGCTAGGCGAGATTGATGGTGCATTTTACATGATACCAGTCAACATCGGTTGGTATTGCTACAAGTAATCCTATAGGAGAATAACAATATGGCTTTCGCACAAGGCTCTCGCTCCCGCCTTGCTTATGGTGTCGAATCTACTTTCGGTACTGCTGCAAGCACCTACACTAACCTGCCGTTCAACACTCACTCGTTGAACTTGACTAAAGACCGTGTTGCTGGCAATGAAATCCAGCCTGACCGTATGCCCCGTGTTGACCGTCATGGTAACCGTCAGACTGCTGGTGACATTGTAGTTGACCTTCGTGATGGTGACTATGATGATCTGATTGAATCGGCAATGCTGTCCACTTTCTCGACTAACGTGATTAAAGTTGGTACGACCCCCAAGTTCTTGACCTTTGAAGACTACGCTTCGGACATCGACCAAGCACGTCTATTCACTGGTTGTGCTGTAAACACTATGGCTGTGTCGTTGGCCCCCAACCAGATGGTTACTACTACCTTCGGTATCGTAGGCAAGGACATGACCATTGGTGCCACTGAGAAGACTGCCGCTGCGGCTTCGGGTGCTGCACCCTTTGATAGCTACAGTGGTGACTTGGCAATCGGTAACGTAGGTGCATCGTCGGCTGTTGCTATCGTAACTGGCATGGACTTCACCCTGACCAACTCTTTCGCACCTACTTTCGTGATTGGTGACGACAGTGCGCCTAGCCTTGAATATGGTATGGCTACTGTGGAAGGCACTTTGTCGGCTTACTTTGAAGATGCAGCACTGATCAACCGCTTCCTGAACGAGACTGAAACTGAGTTGGAAGTGTCGGTAGACGACCCTACTGGTACTAATGCTTACACCTTCTTGTTCCCCAAAATCAAGATTAACTCGGCTGACGTTGGCGTTGATGGCCCCACTAGCCGTATTATTAGCATGTCGTTTGTTGCACTATACGACAGCACAGAGCAGTCGAACTTGACTATCACTCGGTCTGCTTAACAGAATCCCTACGTAGGGAGGGGAGGGCTGGTGTCGGGTCTAGCTCTCCCCACTTAAACTTAACCCGATAACCCTGACAAACAAAGGAATACCCGAATGGACCTATTAGACCTTACTCCCAAAAGTGATGAGATTGTCGTTACCATTAAGCACCCGGCTACTGGTGAAGTTCTAAAGAACGAAGACAAATCCGATATGACTGTTACCATTTATGCCCCACACTCTAAAGAGTACAAGAAAGTACTCCACGAGATGACCAACAAGCGTCTTAAGAAGATGCAACAAAAGGGCAAGAATGAGATTACAGCAGAAGAGATTGAAGAGGCTACTCTTGATACTCTAGCTAAAACTACCAAAGAGTGGAATATCACTTATGGTGGTGAGGTTCCCAAGCTGACTGTCGCCAAGGCTAAAGAGATTTACGACAGTGTGTTTTGGATTAAAGCCCAGATTGAGGAGGCTATTGAGTCCTCTCTGGATTTTATGAAAGCCTAACTTGTCAGCTATGTGATTGGGCAGAACATCAGTTTAAGCTCAATAAGCCTGACAAGGATGGCGTTACAGAACGAGAACACCTAGAACAAGTAGAAAGGCAGACTGGACGTAGACCTGAAGCATTGGAACCCCCGACACATTTCCCACCGCTTCTTGAACACGTTTGGTCTGCCTTTATTAGTTTGAGTGGTAGCCGTAGTATGGGCTTTAGTGGCCCTAATCCTATTAGCTACAGCGATATAAAAAACTACAAAGAACTGACCGACACCCCTCTGTCCGGGTGGGAAGTAAATACAATTATGAAGCTCGACAGAGTTTATATGGGGGTAGCCAATGGCTGACGATATTAAGATCATTATTGGTGTCGATGCCACACCCGTTGAGCGGGCTGTTAGGGTTATGGATAACCTTGAGGCAGAGGTTCGCAAGGTTGAACGTGCCGAAAAAGCTGGTCTTATTACTAAAGAACGAGCCAAAGCCGAAATTGACCGTCTCACTGCAAGTATGCAGAAATTAAAGGTTGTTGCTAATGGCAGCGTCTCTGATTTTAATAAGTTTGAAAAGGGGCTTTATGGCTCTGGCAAAGCTGCTCGTCGTAATGAGATAGCTTTCCAGCAAGCTGGCTACCAAATCCAAGACTTTATCGTACAGGTTCAAGCTGGCACTAACCCATTAATTGCATTTTCTCAGCAGGGTTCTCAATTAGCAGGTTTCTTTGCTGGCCCTTGGGGGGCTGCTATTGGTCTTGGTATTGCTGCACTTGGTGGTTTAGGAACTGCACTCCTTGGGACAAAAACAAAAACTGAGAATGTTCACGAAGAGTTTAAAAACCTCTTTGACTACCTTACCGAAAAAAAAGAAACTACAGCAGACCTTATAACTATGTCTCTGTCTGGCCCTTTGGAAAAGGCACGCCGTGATGCCATAGAGGTGCTGGACATCTTCAAAAAGATTGACGAAGAGCAAGCCAGACAAAAGATAAACCAAGTGGGACTTGGTATTGTAACTCAAGTTGCCGACATTCAAGATTCCTTGAAAGAAGAGAGAAACAGAAAAGAGTGGAATGGAGGTAGATATTCTTTTGTACATGGGAGTTTAGCTCAACGACAGGAGATGTTTGATCCCCTGATTGCTGAAGCTGCAAACCTTAACAAAGCATTTGCAGATGCTTTAAAAGGCCCTGTTGACGGTCTTGCTATGAGGCTTAATGAGGCTTTCTTAGCACTTAAGAATGCGGGATTAGTTACCCCAACTCTGGAAAAAGATTTTAGAGATATGATGGAAGAAACTGGACTTATGGCCCAGTTGACTAAAGAAATCTCAGACGAG